TTAAGTAAAGAAAAATTTTGAGCTCGGATAAACAAAGATTAAAACCGGCATAAGTTAATGAATGGATAATTTAATTTACATCCTATTGTTGATATATTATAATTTGAAATACTTAATATAACATTGTGACTACCATTGAAATGACATTGATGTGGAAATGTGGGTACTTGACACTCATTTATTTTATTTAACCATTGTAAATAAGTGTAACCAGATTTCGCACCATGTTTTACGTATTCTCTATATTGACCACATCCTAATTCATCTAATAAAGTCGTAGAATCATAAAAGATGTACTTGAATTTAGGTTTCTTCTGTAGAAAATCATTAAAAGATATTCTTTCCACAGGGTCTTTTAATTCTTTATACCAAAATCCATGTAGAGAATGTCCTTTACCATCTAAATATAATTTCTTGTTGATCTGAAAACCATTAATTGATGGACAATAAAACACGCATACGTCATTCAAAGCTGGTGTAGGTTTGGTAGTTTTTCCACAAGGTTCAAATATAAAATTATAAAATAATATGAAAAATAATAAAATATACATTGTAACTGTGATTCGAGAATAAAATAAGGGAAGAATCACAAAGAAACCCTTAAGTTTTTATTTTATATTTTGTTACTATTCAGGATTCCCTATTGGGTTAGTCCTTTGAACTAGGCTTATTACTAATTGTTGAGCTTGAAATTAAATTTGAAAGAAAATTAGAGCACACAGGTGTATCATTCAATATTTTCCAAGTTAAAGAAAAATTTTCTTCAAAATTACATCTATTATATATTCCGTAATTTCTATAATTTTGTACAGGTAAATTTAGTATTAATTGCAATCTATTTTTACAATTTTGAAAATTCTTAGAAGCATCATTTAAATGATGTGATTGAGTAATTAAAAATTCACTATTGTCAAAAAATCTATCTGCGGTGTCTATTGAATTTAATAAACTATTTAAAACTTTTGAATTAAACCAATTATCTAAATCTATAAGTATAAATTCTTCATCGAATCTAGTATTAATATCTACTGCTATAGCTTTAGACAAGAGGTTTGAATAATTATCTCGTATTTGATCTCTATTTTCCTTCAAATTGAATCTCAAGGGTTTAATAGAATTTATAAAAAATATATAATCATTAAATATTACAAAAGTATGTGTAAATTCTTTAATATATTTTGTGTACATATTATTAAAAATAATATTTACACAAGATATAAAATTCCTCTTAAAATTAAAATGTAATAAATGTTGATTAAATATTAAGAAAAGTATAATTACTGATTTGGTTTCCTCTAAATTCCAAAGTAATACAAAGTAAATAAAAACCCAAGTAAATTTCCTTATATTATAATTTTTAAAATTCTTAATACAATTAATCATCTAAAATTTTTAGAATATCAAAAATATAACCAAATATAATACCTTTATCCTCCCTAGCTAAAAGGCACTTATATAATAATAAATCTAATTGTGAATTTGTGGAATATTTTTTAAAAATTATTGTAGCCAATTCGTAATCTAATTCATCAGTTGTACAAAATTGAAAAGTTAGAATTAAATTTAAATCGTCAAATTTATTTGAATTCATTTTATACTATTATACTTTAATCATTGTTGTATATTATATCAAAATAGAAACCACATGTAGAATTTGAACAGTGTTCCAAAAAATTTTCATCAATATAAAATCTAATAATAGCTGATAGGAAATATAGAGGGGATAAATCAGTATCTGCTCTTTTCAATCCCAACAGCACAAATATTATAGGTGTTATTACTAATAATATTGTTAAATTTTTAAAAAATACTAAAGCTAATAATATAAAAAATATAATTTCTGTAAATTTATACTTTCTATCCAGATTATGATAGGTTATTAATAATGTATCTGAATTAAATTTTTCAAAAATTTTTTCTAAAATATTCCAAAAAATTTTTAATAAATCATTAAATATTTCAAATAAAATTTGCATCAATTTTTTACATAATGTTTCAAAAATATTAATAAACCAATCCTCAACATCATGTAACCAATGACTTTGTTGATGGTTTATATTGAAAACATCCCCTACTTGATAGATATCATAAGGTTGAAAATAGAAATCATCCGGACAATTAGGATATAGATATATTTCTTTACAAAATGATTGACCAAACTGATTATATAAACGAGTACAAGTTAAGTTTAATAGATTATCATTACAGGTAAATTTTGAAGAATGTACGTAGGAAACTCTAAAGGGAAAAATACCATTACTATAAATACCCCATGCGGAAAAGTTTGAAGGATCATGAGATTTCTGGAAAAATTCGAAATTATAATATGGAGAAGTGTTTAAAACATAAACTTTATCAGTTAATATTTTATAATCTATGGTAAAATTTGAATGAATATTAAAGGTAGGAACTGTTATATATGAATTAAAATTATTATCCGAACGAGTAACCCAATATGTATTATTAGTATATATACTATAGTAACTTGTTCTATCAATATTATTTTTAATTATATTCTTTAATTTCCAAATTCTTAATTTAAATTTATTCGTTGTAATTACGCGGTCACGTTTAATTCCCCAGCAAAATCTTATATCTGTAGTTAATAGATTATGTTTTAAATCTATAGAATGAATCATTCTACAATTATACTTATTTAATTTATAACAATTAGATTTTTCAAAAATAGATGAAGATTTTAGAATAAAAGAACATTCCTTATCATAATGGTCATTAGCAATGTAATAATTACCATCAAAAATACTCTCTCCCGCTAGAGTTAGACGTTGTTTTCCTATAGCTGAAGACAAACAATTTAAGTTAGTAAACCGGGTTGGTGGATTAAAAGAAGCGACATATCTTTTATTTCTGGCCAGAGACGTGTCTGATGAAATCTTTTCGTTGTTTATCTTTTCTGTAGTTATGTCGGCGAATTGCCTGCTGTAAATTAATTGAGCTGGGTGTAGGGGATGTTGAATTGATAAGTCATTTTGACTTAGTGATATTTTTATTAATATTATTATTAAATTTATCCGAAAGAGATTGAGGAACATTTTTGATCAATTCTCCCTCAAAATATATAATTAAAGCTACTATTAATATAATATAAAATTTATATTCTTCAGATCTAATAGAACAATAGAAGAATTCACCAATAATAAAAGTTATACCTCGTATATATATTTTTAAATTTAATTTTATTAAAAATAAGAAAAGTATTAATATCCAATTAATTAAAACTATTTTTCCAGATTGTTTCGAGAAATATATGTTCATAAATAAACCTGTGCAAATTATAAACTTATGAATATTTTGTTCTATAAAATTATTAACGCGTAATACAGTCGCACCAGCTGATGTAGTTTCATTAACTGTATTATCCAACCAATCTATAGGATGCGTTTCAATAATTTCAAATTCAGCAATAACAAAAAGAATCCAAATTGAAAAACTTAAAAGATAAAGCGGATTTGCTATTAATTGTTTAACAACGCTTTTAATTACAAATAATGTACTTACCATTTTAAATTTATTTTCTTCTTTCACTTTATAATTAAAGACTTTAACAATTTTGTCTAATCTAAATTTGGTCTTGACGGATCTCTGGAAATTATAGCATTATGTTCTATGTAAAATAATGTCTTAAATTTCTCTTTATCGTTTACAAAAGCTAGAATATTTTCTATTAAGTAAGTTACATCCATAGTTAATTTATATCTTTCTCTCATTGCATTTCCTAATTTTTCGTCAATATTTGCATCATTATATAATATTAATAAATCTTTAGTAGAGATCCTGTAATCTTCCAAATGTTGATAATTTACTAAATCTGATCTACCAAACTTAATTAATATTTTTAAAGGGTCAGGTATAATTTTAAAATATCCGTCTATATTTAATATAAATTTAGAACAAAAATATGAATACTTATAATTGAAAAATTTTGATTCTAAATTAAATAAATTAGCGCATTCATGATTTCTATCCGCTATTTTTGTTTTTGATAATAAAAGTGAATCATCTCCTGAGAATAAACCTAATTCTACATCATCCATGTTGAATAAACTAGCTATTACTACCATTAAAACTATGGTATTTCCCAAATATGTGCTCGCGTTTCCAGATTTTCTCTGATATTGTACAAAAAATTTTAATTTATTTATTCTATCATATAAAGTGGTATTCAAATGTGCATTATACCATTGTTTTAATAAGTAAATAGGTACTCCCAAAATCCTGTATATTTCTATTTCAATATCTAAAAATAATTTACCTTGTGATTTATCATACTTAGATAGATCTATTTCAAGTTTATATAATTTATCCAACATATCAGCACTAAAATCTTTATTTAATTCATCTGAGAATTCTTCTGTAGAACAATCGGTAAATATTCTGAATCTTTTATCAAGTACATTAATTAATCTATTTTTGATTATTTTAAAAATGCTACAAAAAATTGAATTAATATTTTTATTATGATAAGCTATAGTTTGAAGAGCCGAATAAGTATTTATACCTGAAGTATCTAGTACTGGTTTTGGTGTAGGTTTAATCATATAGTTATAATATTCTAAATCTGTATTCTCTAATTCAAAATTTGGATCTATTGTTCTATCTATTTTTGCTTGTTGTGTATTTAACCATGTGTATGCATTGTCTATATTAACATCTATTTTATTACCTAAATAACCACGTAATATATCCCTATTTTCTTTTGGTATATATGCACTTATAAATTTTTTAACCATTATTTTTTTTAAAGTGTTATATGAAACAATTGTCTGTAATTGTGGTACACATAGGTTTCTTTTTAGAGCTGCTAATAATGTTTCTTTATAACTATTAGGTCTTGTTGCAGGCATATGCGTTTTTAAGAAAGGTTGCAATTTATCAAAATTATTTTTTGCGGGTAATTCAAAACCGGGATTAAATCTAAAAGGATCAATATTTAGTTTTAGATTTGCTGTTTCAATAATTTTTGGATCGTAATAATAATCCCTATATGAAGCGTTAGGGATCATATTATCAAAATAATCTTGTAATATATCAACAGATGGTATTAAATTTTTATTTCTAAAAACCGGAAAATACGATAAAGTTTTAAAGTCTGTATTATCAAAAGCATTTATTTCTTCTACTAAACCTCTAGTAAAACCATTATTATAATATAAATTTGTTAAATTTTCCTTTTCTTGAAATGTTATAGAATATGGTGCATCAGATATTACTATCCTTTTAATATTACTTTTCCTTTTTGTATAACAATTCTTAATTATATCTAAAATTTCAACATCGTCTATTAAATCTAATTTTCTTATTTTTGTAATATATTTATATTTTTTATTTTTAATTTTTTCATCTTTCTCTAACATATCAATTGTATACTCATCACTGATTATTTTTTCTTTCGTATCTTCTTTGAGGCTCTTTTCCAAAAATTTTCATTAGCTCCTCCTTTTAATTCGTTTAATTTTTCAGACATACATGCTGGTAATTGTAGTTTCTTAATTTTGTCCTGGGTCACTATATTCTTCATTATAGTAGTTAAAGGTGTATTATTAACTTTGTTTATGCATTTGCAAACATCATCACTAGTTAATTTAGTGTAATATATAAATTGTTCAGTATGCCTAGTTAGAGCTACCAAGATCTGTTCTCTTTTCTTGAATATTTCTTCATTTGGTTTAACTGATAGTCTGACTAAAATTACTTTTTTTTTTGTTGTTCCCTGTTTTTTGTGAATAGTATATGCATCTATACCATATAATATTAATTCTTCTGCATCTGCTTCTTTAAAACATATTACCATAGTTTCTTCGTCTATTAATGATTTTAAATTATCTTTACTAATAAAATTTTGGATTCTTACTGATCTAGTTCTACCGTTAGTAGTGTAAAACCCACCACTATCTTTATAATCGTTTTTAAATATTTCTACTACATCGGCAGGACATCTGGAACTTACATTCAAATTTTCTAATTTTACTGATATATCTATTATACTAGAATAATTATTGGGAATAAGAGCTAATCTTTCTATATATGGAATTTGTTTAGTATCTCCCAAAGCTAATACATACTTAGGTTTTAATATTTGTATAGCGAACATTATTGTGCCTGCGTGTACCATAAATATTTCATCTATAAATAACTTTTTAATATTTTGTCTTGGTTTATTAATCAAAACACTATCTATGGTTTTTACTCTAGAAATTATTATTTCTTTTTTTATTTTATAATGTTTACTTATTCTTTCTATTAATTCCTCAGTATTTGCTTTAGTAGTAGAAATTATAAAATCATCATTAATATCAAAATTACTTATTATGTTCTGAGTTTTACCACAACCAGCAACTCCATTAACATAATAAATTATAGGTATATATAATTCTGTTTTTAAATATTCTTCTATATTATTGTAAATCTTTTGATCTTGTATTAATTTAGTTTGTTTGGATATTAATATTGTATTACTATTAGTCTCATACCTTTCAGTTTTGAAATTATATTCCACTAATGCTTTACCATCATATCCGTACATATGCGGATTATCTATTTTTGTATTTTTCACAAACGTATATTTTTCATTTCCAGGTATTGTACATCCTATTACTGTTGATCCAGTATTATACATTGTATATATATTAGCACAATTATTCGTTATTACTAATTTAGTTATCTTATACTTCAAAGCAGATTCATTCATAGCGTTTAATATTTTATAATTCATATTATTCTCACTTACTAAAGCTACTGTATAATCATTTATTTCTTTTTTAATTAATTCATCTCTCGATAAAAAGCTACTATAATCTTTATGTTTACTAGGGGTTTGTGGTAATAAGTAATTTAAGTGTTGTTTTAACGTATTAACTTTACTTTCATTTGGTATTATAATAGCTATATTAATTAGTTCATGTTTATTTATAATGTTTCTTGATAGTATTAATAATCTTTGATAATCATAAAAGGGATTATAAGGTAGTTTAAATAAACTATTTATATTACCATATTTATTTATTATATCGTCTATAATGATACTCAACATATCCAAAAATTTATTAAAATTCGTTATATCCACATCATAATATAATTTTTTATAATCTTTGTCATAATATAAATTTTCAATGTTTAATTTCGTATAATTCTTGCATTTAATATCATTAGAAAATACTAATTGATAATTTGGAATAGAACTTGTTTCCAATGTTGTGTATAAATTCATAGTATTTGAGAAAAATACAAAATTTAATTCGTCTCTTATTTTTTTATTATCCAAAATTTCTATATTACTACTAAGTACACTATTTTCTTCCATTTCTAATGTTGTAGTATTTACAGTGTTTTCTTCCATATCTTCTATTTCGTCTATTTCTACATCGCTTTCATCAATAGGTGATATACTAAGTTCCACTGATGCTGTTGAAGTTATATTATCATCATCTATAAAACCACTACTTTCACTAATATCATCATCAGTATCTTCACTATCTTCTTCTTGTAATTTATTCTGTATTATATTATTAGTTAAACTTATTTCATTTCTAAATAAATCTTTAGTATTCTTAATTATTTCTTCATGTTTTACTACAGGTTTATTAGGTTTATATTCAGTTTTATAATTAATCATATGCGATGTATAAGTATTAGGTTTATCTTGATAATTAAATTTAATTTTTGTAGTTACATGTGCATTTTCTGATCCTCTATATTTCATATCATTATATATCAAATACGCCGCGAATTTAAAGAAATCGAAAGTAGTATTATATGTACTATTAAAATTCCTATCATTATATTCTAATTTATTATGTATTTTCATGATAAATGATTGATAGCAGTTATAAAATTTTTTACTAATTTTCTTTAAATTATTACATATTATTCTTTTATCAGTTTCTTTAACTTTATTATCAATTAGTAATTGCTTCGTTATATCTTCTATTAATTCCATACCATCATCTACATCATCTTCAACTAGATCTTTAAAAGTTTCATGCCCGAATTGTCTTTTTAGTAATTTATATTTAAAAGATTTAACAGTAGTTTCCAAATTTTTAACAAATCTTAAAGTTCGAGTATCTTCATGTCCTCCACCTATTAATAAATCATCGATATTTACTATATCTTGATCCTCGTTCATATTAATATAATTATAAATTATTTCTTGTGATATTATAGACAATTCTTCTTTGAAATTATTTTCATTTTTATTCTCCTTATTATATATAATGTATATTTCAGATGAGTATTTATTTGATGTTCTGGGTTTATAAGCATAAAATCCTGAAAAATCATGTTCATCTTCTAATTGA